CACCAGCAATCAATTGACAGTAATGCAGCTAAGTTTGATAACTTGCTAGAGCAAATTGAAGCGGAACTAATTGAAGAATTTGTAGAAATTTCAACTTAATAGCGGGTAGATGATTGGTCAATAATAAAAGCCCCTTATGGGGCTTTTATTTACCCATCAATAGATCCAAAGTCTAAGGCAAAGTTTTCATTAAATTTTGGATGAATCATATCAACCATTGGCAAAAAATCATCTTTCTTTTTACTTAATTTTAGAAGGGTAACGATGGAAGCTAAATGCTCTCTTAGCTTAGGGTGTCCAGTTTCCGAAGTTAGGTATTGGTGAAGCTTTACTTTGCGCTCTTGCTTACTTGCTGCCTTCTTTAGCTCTGGCAGTAGCTCAGGAGCAAGCCTAGAATAAATTGCATTGTTTGTTACATGCCCGAAAAACTGCGGAAAGTTTCCATTTGGAGGCGGGAATGGAACCCCATATAACCTGCACAACTCTTTGTAATATTCAATTGGAAATGTTTTTACCCATGGTTGAAGTTCTTTAGCTACAAACTTTTCAAGAATTTTTGCCAACGCATCTTTAGCTCTAGCATCTTGATACCCTGTAGCCTCATCTACGAGAGCAATGATTCCAACCCTAGCAAATCCTCGCACAAGAATTTCACATTGCTCGGCATATCTTGCTTGCGCTGGTCGCAATACACCATCTTTGCGAGCCATTAAAAAAACTTCGCAAATATCAGCTAAAAGCGTTGCTTCAAAACCAAAAGTTAATCCACCACCCCCTGTCGGCCTAAATTTAATTGGATTTTTAATGCGATCGATTAAATGAACAGTGCGCGCACTTAACTCGTTGAATTCATTGGATTGAGAGAGTATTTTTTCCATTAAAACTGCAATTCTCTGCTCACCTCCAGACCCACCGCTAACGGACATTCCGAGGCTGGTTTGCAACCCTCGCTGAGACAATACTCTTGTGCCGTCCTCTAGCACATAACATGGAATTTCTACATCACCCAACTTAAGCGGGTGGTCTGATGACCCATGTGTTGCTTTTGGTAAGTTAGCCAACTCTTTTCTTGCCATCACACCTTTTTGAGCTATTTCCCTTCTACGCTCAGGCGTTAATGCAAGTGCCCTAGCCTTTCCACTAATTGCTTTACCTGTTGCATTTTTCTTTTCTTGGTGGTCCATATACCCTTAAATTACGTTTAGATAATGGAATACTACTACAAATAAATAAATTACAAGTAAATTACTTGTAATTTATATTAAATTGGTGATTTATGCCAATACATAGGCAAATTTCAAACAAAACCCAATTGGCTAGTTAAGCGCCATGTGCAATATGGCTAAAAGTTGCAATTCTCATCGCCTTTAAGTTGCACCCTTGTGTGAGCCAGTTCGCAATCGTGTAATCCAGTTTGAACTGATATTCCGTTTTACTGCTAATCCATACGCAGATTTTTAATAGTTGTTTAATAAGAAAGATTTTCATGATTGATGCCTTTTATACGTTAAGTTTTGAGTCTAATTTCGGACTAAGTGGTACTGGTGTTGCAGTATTCAAAGGCGGGAAAGTCTTTGGCGGTGATAGCCTTATGACTTATGTTGGTGAATACTCCATTGAATCCAACGAGGTAACTGCAACACTAGCCGTAGAAAAGTATGCCAACCGATCTGATATGCAATCGGTTGTAGGACTCGACAACTTTCACCTAAAAATTCAGGGTCAAATCAATGGCTCAGAGTTTTCTTTAAGCGGTAGCGTGGTCGAAGATTCCAGTCGAACAATCACGATTCATGCGAAAAAGCACTCAGAACTTTAATAAACCCCTAACCAAAACAACTAAACCACCTTCGGGTGGTTTTTTTACGACCAAAAACTTCCCCCGCCTGTAGTTTAGCAAGTAAATTGAACTTTAGTTGCATTATTGATTGAACTATGGTTCAATACATTCATCAGCACAAAACACCGAGTTGATAGCAACAAACCCAAGCCCAGCGATACAGGGATTAAGCAAACAGGATGCAGTTTGTAGGTTTGAGGTGGTGAAAGGTTCTAAGCGCAACGGCTCTTTTAACTAAATAACTCCTAGCTGGTAGCAAAAGCAGTGAGTAGCCCGTTTTATTTTGTGATTGTGCTTAGTTGGTTCGCTAGACCGATTAAGAGCCTTGCTGGTAGTGGTTAAAAGCCATGCGATCACAAAATTAAACGGGTTTGATTGAAGTAAACGGATGGTGTGTTTTTGATGGTAACAAGGCAACGACGAAGTCTAGTGCCCTTGGCAAGAAAACACACCATCCACCAAGGGGATTTATCAAATGAAAAAGAACTTTTACCTTTCGGCAATCGGTCAGGCAATGTTTTACACCCAATCAAATCACGAGCGTAGCGATAAATGGTTTCCTCACATCGTTACCGCATTGGCTGTTGTCACGGTTATCTCACAAGTATTGAAATTAGTTAAGTAAACAGGAGAAATAAATGAGCAATCAATTAGTAGCACTAACAAACAAATTAGCCCTATCGCTTGGTATGGATGCCAGCGAAGGACTTATTGAAACAATGAAGGCAACGGCCTTTAAAGGTCAGCAAGTAACCAACGATCAAATGATTGCGTTGATGGCAGTAGCCAATCAGCACAAATTGAATCCTTGGACAAATGAGATTTATGCCTTCCCATCAAAAGGTGCAGTGATCCCTGTTGTTGGTGTGGATGGATGGTCAAGCATTATCAATCGCCACCCTCAGTTTGACGGAATTGATTTTGAGCAAAATGATGAATCATGCACTTGCACTATCTATCGTAAAGATCGTACCCACCCTATTCGCACTACTGAATACATGAGTGAGTGCAAGCGTGACACGCAGCCTTGGAAGTCACACCCCAAGCGCATGTTGCGTCACAAGTCATTGATTCAAGGAGCACGCCTAGCCTTCGGATATACAGGCTTTTATGACCCTGATGAAGCTGAGCGAATTCGTGATGTTGATATGGGTAAGGCAAGCATTGTTCCACCAGAGGCGACTTTATCCCAGGAGCGAATTGAGCAGTTATTCGCGGCAGTTGAATCAGTCACTACGCTTGATGAATTGAAGCAAGTTTGGACAAGTGGAAGCAAAGAAATGCTAGAGGCTAAGTTTAATAATTCAGCCTTTAAGCAATCTTGCACCGATAAGAAATTAGAGTTATCTACAGTAGAAAACGAGGTTTAATTATGTTGATTATTTCTACTCACGAGCAAGGAACACCTGAATGGTTCGCAGATCGCTTAGGCAAGGCCACGGGATCGAGCGCTAGTGCAATCGTAGCGAAGGCAAGGACTAAGGGCGCAGAGAGTGAGACACGCAAGAAGTACCGCTTCCAGTTGGCGCTTGAATCAATTACTGGCGGTCAAGTTATTGAGCACTTTTCAAATCGTCATACAGAGCGTGGAAATGAATTAGAGCAGTTCGCAAGAATGGCCTATGAAGTTCGTACTAGTGAAATGGTTGAGGAGGCTGGATTTTGTTATCAAGAATCTCAGAATTTTGGATGCAGCGTTGATGGGTTTATTGGTGACAAAAAAGGGATTATTGAGATTAAATGCCCTTTAGCCCTTATCCACATGGGATATATCCAAGATAACTGCGTACCTTCGGACTACTTGCCACAGGTCTTGCACAACATTCTCACTACTGGCGCAGAGTTTTGCGACTTCATTAGTTACAACGAAATGATGCCTGAGAAATTGAAGCTATTTGTATTCCGAATTACCCCAACAAAAGAGCAAATGGATGAGTATCAGGCGCAACTAGATCAGTTTTTGCTTGATGTTGAATTGACAAAAACAGAGATCGCATTAAAAGCAGCTTAATCAAATTAAATAAGGAATCATCATGGCTTCGGTCAACAAAGTAATCATAGTAGGTAATGTAGGACAAGACCCAGTACAAAAGGCGCCCCCCAGTGGTGATGCCGTCACTAATATTTCAGTAGCGACTTCGGATAAGTACAAGGACAAGCAAACTGGAGAAATGGTTGAGAAAACAGAATGGCATCGTGTTGTTTTCTTTGGTAAGTTGGCTGAGATTGCTGGTCAATACCTTAAAAAAGGCTCTCAGGTTTATATCGAGGGAAAACTACAAACAAGAAAGTGGACGGATGCGAGTGGAGTAGAAAAATACTCTACAGAGATCAAGTCCGAAACTATGCAAATGCTTGGCGGTAAAGGTGAGTCAGTAACTTATCAAGCCCCAGCGCAACAGGCTACATCTAATCTCGATGACGAACCATTCTAGGATTTATTAAGTGAACCTAGTTGTCGGCGAGATTGTCAGCACCAGCTACGGAACTGGGCCATACGTCATCAATAGCGTGAGTGAGTTATGCGCCTGTCCTTCGTACATCGACACTATCAATGGTGATGTATTGAAGGATGCTGAGCCTCATTACCACCTTAGATGCACAAGCGTTGTTAGTGGTGCTAATTCTTTCTTTTACCTAAATGGATTTATGGATGATGGGAAAAATGTTTGGGACGATGACTTTCTCATTTTTAATGGCTCAGCCAAGAATATTCAATTAGGACTTTTTTCATGAATGATAGTAGCGAAACTCTAGATGAGTGCATTAAGGATAAGCAAGATTTAAGCCAAGAGCATTGTTACCTATTGGCGGTCAAGGTTGTTAAAGACCAATTAATTACTTGGCCTGAGAGTGCAGATTCAAAGCTATGGAATGAACGAGTTAATAGCCTTCTTAGTCGCCTATGTGTTGAGTTTGGTTTTGATGGAGAGAATGAATGAGCACCCTAGCCCAACTACAAATTGATCTGCAAAAGAAAAATAAGCGTATCGGAGACTTAATTGCCAGCGCTGGAAATATGCCAATGGCTGAGTTATTTAACACGGCCTGTGAAGCTCACATGATTACTTCGCAACTTTGCATTGAGATTAACCGACTAATAGCCCCCTCATTCCTAGCCCTACCCGTAACTGGAGAGCATACGCAAGGAATGACGGATTTAACAGATAGAAGATGGGAAGCTAATTGTGATCTCTAAAGAACTGAGTTCAAGTGAACTAGCTGATAAGTTAATTCAACTTAACTACGATTTATCTCTAGTTGCTGATAGCCACCCTAAATTAAAAGGATTGCATAAGGAAGATAGCTATATTAAAGATGCCGCCAACATGCTCCGAACTATCCCAGCGTTAGAAGCTGAAATAGAAGTGTTGAAAGGAAAGATAGAAAAGTTGCATGAGCGTGAAAGAAATAAATGGGAACAGGCATTTAAAGATAGTTTTGGGTATGTGCGGATAAAGGAGTCAATTAAATGAACGCAAATGAACTAGCTGATAAATTAGATAAATTAGACACCAAGATTATGGTCAAAGGACTACCGCCAAATGATTTGTTTAGTGCTGAATTATGTGACCAAGCAGCCACCATGCTACGCCAGCAACAAGCTGAAATAGAAGCGTTGAAAGCTGAATTAAGGCTAATTGATGAATTAGTAACTGGAAAGGCTGGTGAGAAATGAACGCAAATGAACTGGCTAACTTTTGGTTAGAAAGAAAATTGGTTATTGATGTTGCAGAGGAAACGGCAAATATGTTGATTCAGCAACAAATTGAATTGAAAAAATTAAAAATACAAAACCTTGAATTAAGAGGTGAAACTCTTGGGTTAATGACTTGCGTTGCACAATTAAAAAATGAAATTGAAAATACTCAAGATTATGTAAATAAGCAGGTCGAAAAAGCCATATTGAAACTTAAAAAAAAGATTTCTTCAAATGAAATAACTTTTAAAGATATAAATGACCTTTGTAAAAATATGTTTAATGGTAGAGACGCTACTAAATCTGAAATTGCTTTATGTAGAGCAATACTAAGAAAGGCACAAGAGAAATGAACGCAAATGAACTAGCTGATTGGCTTATTAATGGAAAGTCCCCCGACCCCTTAGTAAGATTTGACACCAAGATACAGTGCGCAGCCATGCTACGCCAGCAACAAGCTGAAATAGAGGTGTTGAAAGCTGAAATAGGGGTATTTGAGGCTGAGAAGCAAAAAGACTTTGAAAGGAAGTGGTAATGAAAGAATACTAAAGGTGATTAAAAAAACCCATTTTGCAGATGGATACCTAAATGACAACCTGATTAGGTTTGCTAGAGCAATCCTAAAAGAAGCGAGTGAGTAGTATGTTTCTATCTAAAAAAGACACCGTTGCCTTTACTGGGTATCAGGTTGTCCACTATCAAATTAAGGCTTTGACGGCTTTTGGGCTACCATTCAAGATCGGTACGCATGGCAGGCCGATAGTCCTTGTTTCTGAGGTAGAGAAGTTTCTTGGGTGTACTAGCACTAAGACAACGCAGCACGCCA